ATGAACGCTAACACCCGTCATCTCATCACCACTATCTAGTGCTCGTTCAATAGCATGTAATCCTTTATACTTGGGAAGCATAGAGGGATGAAGATTAATAATGCGATTAGGAAATGCATTGATCAACTTGGGTGTTATTATTCTCATCCATCCTGCAAGTACTATAAGATCAACCTTCCATGCTTGCATAATCTGAATGATAGTATCTTCCTGCTTACTACTAATCTGTGTGTGAGGTATTCCTAATTTGTCTGCTCTCTTAGCGGCACCGCACTTCCTCTTGTTGTGTACCATCACAACAACTTCATCATCTCTACAAGTGCGAACAATATTCTCAAAGTTTGTTCCGTTACCAGAACACATAATACCAAGTCTCATAATGGAGGATACTCCGATTTAATTTGTTCGTCTGTCTTCTCAATCTCAAACTCCTTACACAACCTCTCAACCTGTTGCCTATCCAATCCTGCTAGTTGTCTACAATTATCTAAACATTTATAGATACACTCTCTATCACTAATAGGTACTCTAATAGTAAACCCATTCTTATCCACCACTTCACCCTTACTCACACCAGATTCCACCTCAGAGGTGTCAAAGTGTTCAGAAGGATTACTATAACTATGGGTCATGGTCTATATGGAGGCTCCTCATCTACTACAGTGTGCTTAAACTTTTCTGTATCAAAATAGGATATGTAATCAAACTTACCTTCTCTCTCATCTAAAACCTCATTAATAAGGATCTTTAATTCCTTAACCATCTGCGGAGTATGCAACCTTCTAGGTTGCACCACCATAGGTTTATATTCCTTCTTCTTTGCTTTGGCAGCATCTTCAGGAGACATGGGACCGCCCATCCCCTGAGTATCAATATAAGATCCTGGTATTGGTTTGTCTGCCATAATAAATTTGCGTTTCCTTATTTATCCGATGGCACAGACATATCTGGAAGTAAATCTTGGATCATCACACTATAATTTGCTCTCGTTTTCATCTCTAATTTTATCAGAAACTTACACATCTGTCTAAGTTCATCTACATCCTCACACATATCAATCTCTCTTGCAAATTTCTCATACTCAAACTGCTGCGAGGTATTGATCAAAGTAATGTCATCAGGATTCATTCAATGGTCTCCCATGCTTATCAACTAAACCCAATTTTTTTATCTGACCAAAATTAGATTTCTTATTCTTTTTAATTCTCTTATACTCTTTTAAAATTTTATCTACTTCCGACACTGGAATATTAACTCTCAGTTCACTCTCATCCTCCTTTCCCACAAAACCAAGACCACCCTCCTTACCAACTTCTTCCGACTCTACATAATCATTTATTCCCTCTTGGATCTCATCACGAATTATGGCATCTATCTCCATTCTTAATTCAGCTTCCTCCCTTTTCATCACTTCCTCCTCTTCTTTTTCTCTGGTTGTTTGTATCCCCACATCGAAGGATTAACAGTGCCCTGACCATAATCAATCTTCTTTACATTCCCATACTTATCATAATAGAAATCAAAAACATTGACCATTTTACCAGAACGAGTCACATCTAAACGCTCCTCCCCTTTCACGACATAGAATACATTAAAGGCATCACTAGGAAGTTTCCTATCATTGGCAGTCTCCTTTGTGGTTTTCTCTAAGATAACCTCACACGAATAATCAGAGGGATTGATCTTATTCTCTTCATCTTCTTTCTTTTCTTTACCTGACACTTGCTTCTCTCCTCTCTTAATCATGTCCCCCTTTACTTCAAGTCCCATTAATTAAACCTCCCACTCTTGTGTCATTGCGGGATACGCATCTTTAACATTCTTCTTAGAAATCTTATACTTGTCTTCTAGTTTACCATCCTTTACTAAAACTAGTATCTCTGCCTCTTTGGGATGAAGACCTTTCAAAAGATTAATAAACATCATTTCTCTACGAGTCTTTGTCAATCCATCATTACCACCCTTCACATAATGATAAAGATTCCTCCATGTCTTTCTGAGACTGGTTCTTCCTCTCCCATCAAGGTCCTGTGCAGTCGCTGAGTCCCCTCCTGCTGCCTCCTTAGCGATGTTTTCAGACAATGAACCAGTATATACTAGTTGATCCTCTTCCTCGCCGTATGGGACCTCTCCTTCTGGTAGAGCACTCACAATATTATCATCAAAATTCCACTTAAGAATTACCTTAACAGCATCCTCTCCATATTTTTGAAGAGCCTCAACCTTTTTAGCATTAGCACGTTGACTTGAAGCAAGTTCTAATACTTCATGTACAAAAGGATTCTGTGGTAAAGAATCTAAAGGAACTGTCTTCTGAGGAGCCCTTGCCTTAATCGTTACGGAAGGCTTGTGCTTAGGTTTCCTAGTCGTCGTCGTTGTCTTCTTCGTCGGTGTCATAATTGTTTTCAAATCGAACTGCTACAATTTCATCAGGAATTACATTCCCATTTTGATCAAACATCTCTGGATGTGTGTAAGCAACGTAGGCAGATTCATATGCTTGTTGTCTTGCTAACCATCCTATCATACCTCCGACCAATAATGCAAGGAATGAAACTACTGTTGTCAAAGTTAGTGTTACTATGGTCGTTTCCATTGTGCTTCTCCAGAGGACTATGTTTTTCTAATGTCCAGGTAAACATTAATGTGAAAAACAATTTCTCTATTCCAAAGAGAAATTAACTTTCCAAACTTTACCTGAAAGGTTTTAGGCGTGTCGGGTTTCTTCCTCCTATTACGTAACAACAATTCCACCCCTCTGTTAATCTCCAGAGGTTTGTCTTTATTTAGATCCTTTTTTGCGTCTTCCCGGTCTTCTGTCATGTTGATACCTCACTGCATCCTCAAGGATGCCTCCCAAATAATTCATTATTTTTCTTGCCTTAGGTTTAGGAATATGATGATATGCCTCACGCAATTGTTGGTGATCACTATCCCTTCCACCTTTAATATATTCCTGCAGTTCTAATACAACATCAGCAAGTTCCTGGGCAGTAGAACTATGAAGGAAAGCATCCACCTCTGCCTTTGTTGTCTTACGATACTTAAGAAACTCATAGAATTTCAATTGCATCTTTCCATCAAAGGCATACTCTATGGCATGTTCGATCAAATCATATACATTTTCAAAGTCGTCTTTCATTAGACCAGATTATTTTCCTTTAGGTATTGTACTGTTTCGGTACAACCCCCAAGATTATCGCCATTTAAAACTACTTGAGGGAAGGTAGAACCTTGACCAAACTGTGAATAGAAACTAGGTCGATCAAAGTCCCTATCGAGTTTATATATGACATGCCTTAATTCAGCAAGCTGTAATACCTGCTGTATTTTATCGCAGTAAGGACAACCATCACGGGAATAAACCGTAAAATTTTGGAATTCAGACATGGTTATTTAAAAATTTTATTTAGTAAAGTGAAAGAAAATCTAGATAAGATTCTGTCTCCGTATAAAAACCTTTAACACTTGCATCAGAGAGTGGAGATCCTGGTCCTGATGCTTCTGGTGGATACTTTGGTTTCTCTTTTAAAGAAGGGGTAATCTTTGCTGGTGGAAGTCCAGCTTGTTCTAGGGTTTCATCCAAGAACATTTGCGCTCTTTCATCTTCGGTCATGACTTCTTCCTCCTTAGGATGTTCCTTTTAGGTTGAGTTGTTGCCTTAACTGGAGGTGCTTTTTTTACTACCTCCTTCTTTACTGTTTCTTTCTTTACTGTCTTCTTCTTTACAGAAGGTTTAGGTTTAGCAACCTTACCAGTAAGTTCCAACCACTCTTGGATGGAATCCTCCTTTCCCTTCTCCCTACACTCTGCCTGGTATTTTAAATAGGGATACCATAGATAATCCTTAACATCCATTACTCTTCTCCTTTTTGCGTTATGTTGTATTCAATGACAACCTTTTTAGATGTTCTACCAGAATGATCAAGAGTTGTCAATCTATGCATCTCACCACCTAACTCAGCGGCAATACAAAGGAGTTCTCCAATGAGTTCTCCTTCATCCATGTCATGGAATTTATCCTCCTCCGTTGTCATTAACTTCCTCCTCATAAAATACACGGTCACCGTATCCTATCATAAGTTGCTTCCATTCGCCAGTAGGTTCCTCTTTATAAACCTCTAGGATAGTTTCCTGACCCTCATTAGTAGACCAGGTACGCTCCCACCAATCTCTCACATCATTATATACATATCCTTTTTCAGGTAACCCATCAGTAAAAGATGGGACAGGTTCCTCCTCCACACCAGTAAGACCCGCAAACCATTCTTTAAATGATTGCCACCATTTTTTAATTACTTCCCACATCATTCCCTCCGTTTAGAAATCTTTATCTGGATCGTATTCATACCACTTTGCCTGGTAATAAGTGACTAGTACACCTAGACCCAATAATACAACTGTTCCTACATACTCATTCATCATCATCATCATTACTCCTAAGTTCAACGTTTAAAAGATAGAACCATAATACAGCCATCACCATTATAAGTGCAACACGTATGGAACCCCATGACGTATCAATCATGGGTATTCGCTCTTGCAATAGAACCTTTATATGGATTTTTAGTTCTATTTAAGATAGTAATAAACTTATCTGCTACAAATGTACCTGCTACACACACCTCCACATCATCACCATCATCCCAGATAGGTGTACCATCCTTCTTTCTAGTGTCAAGTGCTTTCTCTAGATCAGAAATAATCTGTTTAGTAATTTTCATTTTGGTATCAGTGCTTGGTACTTCTCATATAACTCACCAATATGAGGTTCTGTCTGTCGAGACTTCCACAATTGAGTAAGGATCTGAGTCATGTCCTCTAATGGAACCCTAATGCACACTGGTGCATCATCATCAGGTAATATTACTTCCATTATCTTCCCTCCCTAGATTTGTTTCTAATTGTAATGTGGTTT